CCGTAGACCCTTGGGCATAGGCATCATCAACTTTGCTTATTGGTTGGCCAAAAATGATTATACCTACAGTGATCCTGCCTGCTTGGTGGAGGTGGATCGTTGGGCACAGCACTGGAGCTACTATCTGATCAAAGCATCCGCCGACCTGGCCGCCATACAAGGCGCTTGTCCCTTGAGCGATCAGACCAAGTACGCCGATGGCGTCGTGCCCATTGATACCTACAAGCCTGAAGTCAATGAACTGGTACCACACAAAGAATACTGCGACTGGCAGTCCTTGCGTGAACAATTGCGCACAGGTGGTATCCGTAATTCCACACTCATGGCTTTGATGCCTTCGGAAACTTCAGCGCAGATAGCCAATGCCACCAACGGTGTAGAACCACCGCGTAGTTTTGTGTCTATCAAGCAAAGCAAAGATGGTGTTCTTCGGCAAGTGGTTCCTGAGTATCGACGTCTTAAAAACAAATACGAACTGCTTTGGGATCAAAAGAGCCCCGAGGGATATCTAAAGATCATGGCCATACTACAGAAGTACATCGACCAGGCCATATCGGTCAATACCAGTTACAATCCTCAGTTCTATGAAGAAGACAAGATTCCCATGAGCGAAATGATGCGCCACTTGGTCATGCACTACAAGTATGGCGGCAAGACATTGTATTATTTCAACACCTTTGACGGTGCCGGCGAAGTTGATGTAGATAAACTACACGCCAAATCGCAGATGGTTGAAGCACCCACAACCCTACAGGAAGATGACGATTGTGAAGCCTGCAAAATCTAACCCCACAGTACTTAATTTCCGGCGGCAGAATCATGACACCGGATCAGCCTTTTTGGATCCCGAGGGATCTCTAGGTATGCAACGCTATGATACCATGAAGTATCGCCAGTTTGAAAAACTCACACAGCAACAGTTGAGTTTTTTCTGGCAACCACAAGAAGTGGATGTCACACGTGACGCCAAAGATTTCAAGGATCTCACAGAACATGAACAGCATATTTTTACCAGTAATCTCAAGCGCCAGATATTGCTGGACTCAGTGCAAGGTCGCAGTCCAAATTTGGCTTTCCTACCGATCTGCACTTTACCTGAACTAGAAACCTGGATCGAAACCTGGAGTTTCTCAGAGATCATACACAGCAAAAGTTATACACATATCATACGAAACGTTTATCCCAATCCCAGCCAGATTTTTGATGACATGCTAGAAATCAATGAGATCGTTGAATGCGGCAATGATATCAGCAAATATTACGATCGCTTGATCCGTGGCGTGCAGGCCTATCAACTGCTGGGCGAAGGTCGTCACACCATTGATGGAGAAACCCTAGACGTTGATGTTTATCAACTGAAACGCCTGCTGTGGTTGTGCCTCAACAACGTCAATGTGCTGGAAGGCATTAGATTTTACGTGAGTTTTGCCTGTAGTTGGGCTTTTGCTGAACTTAAAAAGATGGAAGGCAATGCCAAGATCATCAAACTGATCTGCAGAGACGAAAACCTGCACTTGGGCTCCACGCAAACACTGTTGAAACTGTTGCCCTCAGATGATGCAGATTTTGCCAAGATCCGCGAAGAAACACGCGATGAATGCACACAGATGTTTGTGGCCGCAGTCAATCAAGAAAAACGCTGGGCACATTATTTGTTCAAAGACGGCAGCATGATTGGCCTAAACGAAAAACTGCTGAATGAGTATGTGGAGTGGACTGCCAACAAACGCATGACAGCTGTTGGCCTGCCCAGTCCCTTCAAAGGTGGATCTAATCCTTTGCCCTGGACGGCCAAATGGATTGCTGGCGCAGACGTGCAGGTAGCGCCACAAGAGACCGAAATCTCCAGTTACACCATTGGAGCAGTGAAACAGGACGTGACACAGGATACTTTCCGTGGTTTCAGTCTTTAGCAGGCATAATTACATAATAACAACAAGGAGCAAGGATGTTAACCGTTTATACCAAGCACGTTTGTCCCCATTGCGTCAATGCAAAAAATTGGCTCAAGATGAAAAAGATTCCTTTTAGGGAAGTGAATATACAAGAGGATGATGCAGCACGTGAACGTATGTTGGCCATGGGCCTGCGCACAGTGCCGCAGATATTCATTGGAGACGAACTGTTTGTTCAAGGCGGTTACTCGGGCTTGATTAAACTGTCAGACGATGACTTACAAGTCAAGTTAAGTACACCCATTGACCTAGGAACACTATGACATACGAAGCACAGACAGTATATACTTTTAAATTGATCACCGGCGAAGAACTGATTTGCCGCATCATTGAAGAAACCAATGAGAACTTTAGGATCACCAAACCACTGACCTTGGTGCCCAGCCGCGAAGGCCTAGGCATGACACAAAGTATGTTCAGTGCCACCTTTGACAAAGATGCTAGACTAAACAAAACAGCCATAGTCATTGGTCCCAGCGAAACACGCAAGGACATTGCTGACAGTTACATAGAAGGCACCACGGGCATCAAGACCGTGACCAAGCCTAGTATTATCACAGGATAAAATCCATGCCAGCAGTGAACAGAATAGGTGATGCAGATTCGGGCGGTGGCAAGGTCACTGCTGGAGTCAACAATGTGATCGTGAATGGCAGACCCATCAGTGTGAACGGTAAACCTGTGTCGGGCCATGCCCCGGGCATACACGCTGGACCTGTGACAGCCAATGGATTGACCAATGTCATAGCAGGTGGCATTCCCGTCAATGTGATTGGCAATGCTGACACCTGTGGTCACGCTCGCGCCGAAGGTTCTCCCAATGTTGTGGCAGGATAATCATGGCAGCAGAATACACAGGCATCACACTCACTGCTGGGCAAGGGCTACTGACTAATCAAGGTATACGCACACCTCCAGCATTGATCAATGCCGTGAGCACCTATCAAAGCATTGCCATAGTGAATCAATTTAGAAGTCTAGTGTCCAATGCGATTCCGGTGTTGGACGATTCGACACTGGCCAATCTACAGATCTTGGGCAGCAATAATTTTCCTGCGCTGACCGATGCCATTCCGGCCAACGGTATCGCCAATGTCTCAACTTATGCCACGGGACTTTCGGGTTATGTGTTGGACCGCGCCAGCAATCTCATAGGCAATATCGACGGAAACCTAGATCTTTCAAAATTTGCACAGATTATTTTTACCAGCAACGGTTATATCAGCCAAAGCACAGCCTATATCTCGGCTGCCAACAACAGCGGTTTGTATGATCCGCAGTTTGCATTTCCTGGACAGACTGCACTGATCACTGGCAACTTCAGTGATCTGTCAGATGATTTGTCTGCATTCTCACAAGACTGTGCCAACATAGGGTCAGCCATCAACTGGAACAATCTAGTGAACTTTGGCAATCCATTGTCGTTGTTGCAGACATTGAAAATGAAAAACGGGCTATTGCCCTGTGTGGTCAATGCCTGTGTGCTGGCCGGGCTGTCTGCTGCCACAGTTTATTCAATCAGCACTCCCGGAGCCACAGCAGATACCCAGACCACGGCAGCAGTGTACGTTGCATTTACCACACTCAAAGATGATGATCTAGCACAGGTCAAGAAAATATTATCCTGTACAGTTTCGGGATTGACCACTGTGGCAGACTTGTTGGATCTAGCCAAACTTTTTCCCAATAGTTATATGTCTTTTGTGGTAGAAATAGGCACAGCAGTTTATCGGGTTTACAGTGACGCTACCACACTGGATAAGGATCTCCCTTACCTGGGCAGCAGGCTCAACCTTGTGGTGCCTTATGTGCCAGGGCAGGCTGCTATAGCATTTGGCTTGCAGGCCAGCCAGATCAAGGGAATCAATGCACTTTCTAGTGCTCAAATCTCAGTCACAGTGATAGGTCTTGAAACACTTGCAGATCTACCATTGATCGCTGCATTTGATCAGTTTGTACCCAATTCAGTAAGACAATTTTACAGCAATGAATTTGGACAAGGCACAGGCCCCGGCAACACCTTTGTGGCTTATGATTTATTGGGCACAGCAGTGGGAGATCCCGAGACTGGGTGCTATAGCAACATAAATCCAGTGATGGCGCAGATACCCTCCTCGGCCACTAGTGACCTTAGCCAGACGTATGTGCAAATGGAAAATGCTCTGACCGGACCCAATCCTGACACAGTTTTTGACACAGTGTTGATACCACAGGCCTCCGCACAGATCCAGGCATTGGCACCATATGCAGGTAACACCACCGCCAATGCGGCTATCATTGCCAATCAACTGAACAGAGAAAATGAATTTCTTTATGATGCCGATGTTGATTTTGCCACTTTAACTGACAGCAGTTTGAACAGCACCCTGGCGCTGATCACAAATCTACATTATCTGGCCCTGGACAATACCACTAGAGGCTACAGCGATCTACTCACTGCCTTGGCCGATGACACAACTCTGTATGGCCAGGCCATAATCGCCAGCCAAAGAGAAGGTCGCAACATAGTTGAACTAGATTCTGCTGGAATTCAGCTGGATGCTGGTCTTGATCCAACTCCGGGTCAATAACTGACCATATATCATAAAAAATAGCCTAAAATCTTGCTATAATCTTCGGTTGTATAGTACAATCTACTAAGTAAATTATACTTCGAACAAAAGTATTCCCTTAAGAAAGG